TTGATTGTTACCCGCCGAGCATTGCCCGGCCAAAAACTTTTTGCTTGACATATATTACAGTATCGTAATAATCGACAATTATGTCGAATCCGAGTCCCACCACCACTCCTCAAATGGCAAGCGGCGGGAGGAAATCCCGGACCCCCGCCGTTGTGCCGCTCTCCGGTGCGGAACTAGCAGCATACCAATTAAAGATGGCCGAGCGTAAGATACGGCTCATCAATGCCCGTAGAACAGCGTCCACTACCGTTATTGATACCCCAAAGGTACTTGCCGATCTTGAAGAGGCGAGGATATTGGCAGTGGAAGAGGGGCAGTTCAGTGCCGCTATCAAAGCCAGCGAGTTACACGGGAGGTCACTGGGGATGTTCGACGATGGGTTCAGGGATAAAGAGGAGGCACCAAGGATCAGTATTACCAATTACGACCAGAGAACAATCAACGTCAATAGCAATAAGCAAGTTACCGAGGACGGTATTAGGGTTATAGAAATCAGTGCCAGTGATTTGCACTGAGTGTTGGACAACAATATGCCCCAGACCTATTCCGATATGGACTTCGACACCGACATTGCCAAGTTCACCGAGCGGCAATTAGAGGCTGTGTGGGCGCTTGATCAACACACGACTAAATTTCTGTTGTACGGCGGTGCAATGGGGGGTGGCAAGAGTTACTGGCTGCGGTGGGCCTCTGTGCGCCTGTTGATGAAGATCTATAGCGTCTTTGGGATAAAGCACGCCGAGGGTTTCTTGGGGTGTGAGGATTATCCATCGCTCAAGGATCGCCAAATAAGCAAGATGTCCAGGGAGTTCCCTGCGTGGTTGGGGAGGATGTATACCGATCATAAGGACTTCGGGCGGTGTTTTATATTGAATAGTCGTTACGGCGGAGGGGTACTCAAGTTGCGGAACTTGGACGACCCGTCGAAATACATGTCAACGGAATTTGCCTTTGCCGCAGTTGACGAGTTGACCAAGGATACGTTGACGATGTTCAATGACCTCCGCAACCGTCTCCGTTGGCCCGGTTTGCACGACTTAGATTGCAAGTTTATCGCCGGGACCAACCCTGGCGGTGTAGGACACGGATGGGTCAAGGCGTATTTCATCGACAAAATATATCCACCGGAGTTCTACCCGCCGCACAACTCCTACGATTATCGCACATCATTCGGCTTTATTAAGTCACTAGCCGATGACAACCCTCACCTTGACACTAGTTACTGGAACACTCTCAACACGTTGCCTTTGAACCTTAGAAAGGCGTACCGTTACGGAGACTGGAACACATTCGTTGGACAAGCGTTTACCGAGTGGAATGAACAACTCCACGTCATTGAGCCTCTACCAATACCAAGCAGTGCCCCTATATTTGTCACTTACGACTGGGGGTTTGGAAAGCCGTATTCAATGGGATGGTGGTGGGCGGATAACGACGGACGCCTGTATCGGTTTCATGAAAAATATGGCTGGAACGGACAACCGGATACCGGTAAAGGGCAGAGTGATGATATAGTAGCGGCGGTTATGGTACAAGAGGAGGAGCGTTTACATCTTGATCCTCGGCGTATCAAATACCGTTATGCGGGACGTGATTGCTTTGCCAAGAGACCGAACCCGTTCGGCGGTGGTCAAGGACCGGCAACTGCCGATGTATTTGCCAGGTATGGGTTAACGTTAATACCCGGAGATCCGGATAGGGATCTTAAACTACGGCAATTCCACTACCGGCTTAATACACCCCAGGACGGATCACCCCCTATGGTGCAGATCTACAATACTTGCCGCCAGTTTATTCGCACCATACCAAATCTTGTTACCGACGAACACAACATCGAGGATATCAATACGGATGGCGAGGACCACGTCTATGATGAGGCTTGCCATATCTTTATGGCCCGTCCAATGTTACCCGTGGGGAATTTCGGTAAGGAGAAACGGGAAGATGTTGATCCTCGCCCGATGGATAACTTGCAGATATTGGCACAACAAGAGTTGCAAGAGTTGAGGGAGGCTATTGTAGCTGAACAACAAGTAGCCAATGAACAATTAATGGAATCATTTGGATGGTGAGGTGGATGATGGGTATTGAATGGGCAGTGATGTTGGTGCTAATGGTTGTGGTGTTCGTATTGCTGTACTTCATTGACGTACAGAGACGGTACTATTCCAAAGTCATCGATGGATTATTGGATAGGGTGATGTCTCGCAATTATGATGAGTATGCCGATATTGAGATTCGGAAACAGAAGGCGGCACCGGTTACTAAAGTGGTGTCGATCGATGAACTAAAGAATGAAATATTGGCACACCAAGAGGAGCAAGGGATTCCGGTTTAGGAGAGTTTAATGTCAATACTTGATATATTCCGCACTGATCCCAAAGAGAAGCAGCTAGTGACGATCATCGAAGCTATGTTTGATGATCAACAGGATATTAGCCGTACAATATTGGAAACGGTTTGGTGGCGAAATATTTTGTACTACTGCGGCGAGCAACATTTTGATTGGATCAAGAGTACCAAGTCGTTCCGCAAGCGGTTATCGCCGGAAATGATAAGCCAACCTGTCAGCAATGAGATACGGGAATATGTCAGGTCGGTTAAGGCTATGTACCTGAATCAGAAGTTGGTGCCGAGGGTTGTTCCCAACAGCGAGGAACGTGCCGACAAAGACGCCGCCGCCATTGGTAAGGATTTGCTGTCATGGATGGATACCCTCAACGACTCCGAGATCGAGGATGAGAAGGAGAAGGTGGCTATCTGGGTGGCGTGTGCGGGAACGGCCTTTATGCGCACGCTGATTGACAAGGATCTCGGTGAGTGGTTCATGGGAAAGGGTGGGAAAGTTACCAAGACAGGTGATGTCGTGGCCTATAACGTTGTCCCCTTTGCCGTGCGGCTCGATACGTTGGGTGACAAGTTGCGGGACAAACGGTGGGTTGCTGTTCAATCCTTGGTGAGCAAGGAGTGGGTTGAGGACACATTTGGCGTGAAGATTGTGAAAGCTGATTCAACGTCGAGTCTCGATTACCAAAAGCGGCTTTTGAAGCTCGTTACCCAAGTTTCCCCGTGGAAGGGTTACGGTATGGAGAGCAACACGTGGGACTTGGAAATGGAAGAGATGGTGGTGTTTCGGGAAGTGGAGTTTAAGCCGTATGCCAATTATCCAGATGGGCGTTATGTTGTCGTTTGCGGGGGGCAATTGCTTGTTAACGTCGATCGGATGCCCATCAAGGCCGAGAAAGGGCGCTGGTATTACTCGTTGACCGATTTCCACTTCAATTACGTCCCTGGCAGGTTCTGGTCGGATTCCGGCGTTGACGACCTCATCAGTCCGCAGAACTCCATTAATGAAATTGATCGTTCCTTCGAAAATAATCGACGTACTTTGGGTCGGCCTCTTGTTATTGTCCCTGGGGAAATATCGTTGCAGCGGAAGAGTGAACGTGGCGACCACGTGTTGGTCATGAGTTATGATGCCAGGGCCGCAGCAGGGGCAAAACCTGTCATTAGCCCAGGGATACCGCTACCGAATCAATTCCTCGAAGAACGGTCAGTACACAAACAACAGATCCAAGAGATGGGTGGAGACCCGAAGAATGTGTTGAAGGGGCAGGCACCATCGGCCCACGCTAGTGGCAAGATGACGGAGACATTGAGGGAGACGGCACTACAGGGCCACGCCCCCGATGTCAATCGCTTCAATCGGTCTATGGAACGTGTCTACCGCAAGCGGCTACTGTTGGCAAAAGAAGCCTATACTGAGCAGCGTGTCATCAAGATAGTTGGTAAGGGCAATGATGTCAAGATTCGTAAGTTCAGGGCTAGTGATCTGCGGAACAATACTGATGTACGGTTGGAGATTGATAGCGGGTTGGCAACGACACACGCCGAACAGCGAGAGGTGTTGGTGGCAATGATCGAAAAGGGCCTATTCGGAGACCTGATGCAGCAACCGGATGTTCGCCAAGAGTTGATCCAGAAATTCGGTTACAACGGCTTCGCTGATAGGACGAGTGTTGATTACCAACGGGCGGAGCGGGAAAATAGTGCTATCGAAGGTGGGGAATTTGATGGTGTTTTCACCACGACAATGCCAGTCGGGGAAGATGCCGAAGTTGTTACCCCAGACCCATTATTCAATTTTGATAACCACATTGTCCACTACGAATCACACCGTAAGCAAATGTTGGTACCGGAGTTCCAGGATTGGGGTACCGAGAAGCAGACGGTGTTGGTGATCCACACGTCATGTCACCAATTCTCTATTCAACTGGAGCAGAGGAAACAGGTTGAGCAGATGGTGGCGATGGCCCAAGCGCAACAGCCGCAACAACCACAACAACAATCACCACAATCATCTGGGACGGTGGTACAGGGGGGTGAAAATGCCTTATAAGTTACGCAAAGCTAAGGGTGGATTTAAAGTTTATGGCCCATCCGGTGCCAAATCCAAGAAACCAATGACACTCCGCAAGGCTAAAGCTCAACAGCGGGCGTTGTATGCCAACGCTCCTGATTGATATATCAATACCAAAAGGAGATCAACATGGAAGAGCAAAATAACGCACAATCAGGGTCGTTACCTGAACAGACGCAAAAGTTGGATTCGTCTACCAACACTGATGAGGGAGCGCAAAATGCCGGATCGCAACCGGGTGACAAGGACCAAGTACCCTTTGACCAAGATCCACGGTGGAAATCGGCTCGTTTGGCTGAGAAGAAGTTGAATGAGATGTTGAGTGCCAACGGCTTAGAGGATGTTGCGGATCTGGTAGACCTTATCGAGAGTGGTAAGGCGATAAAAGGCAAACAAATTGACATCGACACTATCGACGAATTGATGCAGAAGGCGGCGACACTCGACCAGTACAATGCTTACTGGAAGTCGGAAGAGGAGCGAAGGAAACGGGAAACGGAAGATCCCGCAGAAACACTTACACGGTTGGACAGGGAAAATGCTGAGTTAAAGAAGCAAATAGCATCCCGTAATCAAGCCGTGGAGGGGGAACGGGCGTTGAAGAACTATGCTTCAACAGTCAATGAGTTAATCATGGCTGTGGTACCTGATGTCCCCAAAGAGGATTTGCCGTTCATCGCCGAATACTTCGGCGTCGGCCACCCATTTGCCGATATTGACATCACGGATAAAGCTGCCATTCGCAAAATGGTAGTTGCCGGATCAAAGAAACTGGAAAACTACGTCCAACAACGCATCAAGCGTTATGTGGACGGTAAGGACTCAACGCCAACAATACCGACATCGGGTGAAGCCCCGGTGTCTAAACCACAGGGGATCAGGAGTCTGAAAGATGCTCGACGAGCGCTTGCCGAACTTGCAAGTAAGTCGGCAAATTTTGGTATTTGATGATCCTCTGGAATAAGGAGAATTGAAAATGGCTAATTATGCTGACTTAACCAACCTCACTGATATTCTGAAATATGTCTACGGTGAGGGTTTGACTAACCAATTCAACGATGAGAAAACCACTTACAACCTGTTCCCCAAGACGGATCGTAAACCAGCCGGTCTTGGATTTGTGGGGGGTATTCGGTATGCCAGGGCACAATCTACTGGTGCCAGGGCTGAGTCCGCCAAACTACCCCCGGCCCTTACCGGGCAGAAGGACCAGTTCACCATTAACGCCCGCTACATCTACGACCAGATCGAGCTTAGTGGGCCTGCTATCGAAACGGCCAAGGGTAATGTTGCCGCTTTTGTTGACTCCCTGAGTGACGAGATGGATGACCATTATCAATCCGTGATTGTCCAACTCAACCGGATGGCATGGGGAGACGGGTTCGGCCTCTTGGGGACCAGTTCCGCCGCCGCTACCCCGTCCACCAGTGCCACATGGACGGTAACATTCGATAACGATACGGGCGTCCGCTATTTCCAACCGGGGATGTTGGTTGACGTGTTCAACGCTGCCGGGACTTCGGCCATCACTACCTGTTGCGGGCAGAGGGTATCGAGTATCACTCCCTCCACCAAGACGGTGACGTTCGCCGCCTCCGGCCAGACTTATTTGGCAAGCCACCCCAACTCCACCATCGCTGCATATACCAACGATGCCACCCAGCTCGCCGCTGGGGTTATATTTGTGGCTATGGGTTCACGGTTACCAACCCATGCCGCTAGTGATACCCCGTACGAAATGATGGGGTTGAACGGTATCTTCGACGATGGGACGCTGTTGTCATCGTTCGAGGGTATCACTGTCGCCTCCTACCCTATGTGGGCCGGGTCGATCATTGCTAATTCCGGCGTTAATCGACCTGTTACTCTGGACCTGATGCTCCAAGCCTGCGATTTGGCCCAGACGCTGAGTGGTAAGCGTCCAACCCGGATATTGATGGGTCTCGGCCAGCGTCGGCAATATGCCAATCTCTTAATGCCGGATGTCCGGTTCATGCCTGGGCAGTTGAAGGGCGGGTATGAAGTGCTGACTTTCTCGGCAGGTGATGGCAATATTGAGATACTCGTTGACCCTGTCGCCCAAGCCAACTCCATGTGGTTCCATAAGGAGGGGGACATCATGAAATATGAGTTACTCCCTCTTGGGTTCGGAACGGTTGGTACCCGTCCTGGTGGTTCCCCATTGAATTGGGTACAGGGGTATGACCTCTGGTCAACCTTCCTGCGTATTTATACGAACCTCGGCGTCGAGCAACGGAATGACCTGGTGAAGTTGACCGACCTCACTGAGCCGACGTTGTTCACCTAACCAATAACCTTTAACCAGTATCCCGCCCACTATTGATGGTGGGCGGGGGTAAACTATCAAGGAGATCGCCATGATTAAAGATGCGAACATCGATATTAATGCCGGGATCGACCCTGCAAAGATGGCGCAACGTATGTTGGCTAAGGAGTATTACACCGCCCTTAGCACCGGTGCAATGTATGCCTATTTGCGGGACAAGGGTATGAAAGGTGCCGGTAGGTTATTCACGACCATAGCCACGGCCTATGCCAAGACCGTTACTGGGCGCAATGACGCTATCTACCTTTCACCGGACAGCCATACCCAAACGGCCAAAATCACTTGGGCCAGGAACATGACTCACCTCATTGGGCAGTACCCAATTGCCAGGATGAACCAGCGGTCACGGATCGGCCATAGTGCCAACTACGCCACGATGTTGGACGTCACCGGCTACGGCAACCTGTTCCAGAATCTATATTTCATGTATGGACGTGGGAGTGCTACGAATACCAACCTGCTCACGGTAACTGGTGACCGCAACACCTTCGTCAACTGTCATTTTGGTGCCCCAATGCACGCCACCGAAGGGGACCAGGCCGGGTTCAACGTCGCTACTATCCTCGGTACTGAAAATTACTTTAAGAGTTGTGTTTTCGGTATAACCACTATCCCGTGGACAAACGGCGATATGATTGTCTTTGGTGGGAGTGGCTATGATCCGAGGACCATCTTCGACGACTGCGTGTTTCTGATGAACGCCGACAATGCCCAGGTGGAGTTCATCAAAACCGTTTCCGGTGTTGGTGAAGCGTTTGCCATCTTCCGTAACTGCCAGTTCATCAATATCGGTACCACGTTGACGCTCGGTATTGACGGTGCCGGAACCGGGGCGCAGAAGATCTACTTTGACAACAATACCTTTATGGCCGGTGTCACGGATGTTGTTGCCGCCGCCTACGAGGGGAATGTTGTTACCGGTTCCGCCAATTACACCGCCGCCGCTACTGGAAACGGGTTGGCCACCACTGTGGATCATACCGCCTAGTTATTGCGGTATATTGCAATTAACATCTATCCCGGAGTGGGGTAGCAATACCCCACTCAGTTAAAAGGACCAAGCGTGGAAGAATACAATATTGACCCGGCGTTTCGTGACGAACTGAGACGCATTGACCCCAAACTAGGGTGGTTATTCAACGGCCACCACGTTGTCCTCACTTACCGCAGGGCTACTGGTCAACCAGTACCGATATGGGTCGTCAGGGACGACGCCACGGGCGGGTTCCGCCACCCGGATCAGCGGGACTTGCAGATGCTCCAAGCCAACGACGC